ATTAATGCCTGGGCGTCGGCACCTTTGGTATTGCCAATTACATGAGAAAAGCCTTGTTGAACCAGCTTTGACAAAGATGTTCCAGGGGCGGCTTTAAGAACATTCCCATTTGTGTCTTTATAAACATAATTTCCATTTTCGTCCTGAGAAATTCCAAGGTCAGGCAATATGCTTCCTTCAATAAACTTTTTATTGGAATCCCACATATTGGCAAGATTAAGATAGGTTTCTGCGTTCTTTCCAGCGCCTGAACCAGAAGAACTTGCCATTGACCTATCATGATATAATCCAACATCTGCAGATGTCGGCATGTAGGGTTTTCCATTTTTATCTAATGCGGGTTCATATTTCTGGTTGTCATTGTTCCAGAATAACCATCCTGCTGATGTTTGAACAGGTGGGTGATAGCTCGAATTTGTGTCTTGCTGTGGAAACATGGCCTTATAGCCTTGCGGATCAACAGACGCATAGCCGGCCTTAATGTTTTTAAGCGCAGCCTCTGGATTTTGTTGAAGCATCTGAAGGTCTTTCACCATCATGGTTGGCTGGCCATGCGCAGCTGTCACCCGCTGGATTCCAGCCTGAAGATGTTGAACTGCATTTTGGGGGTCAGAAAGAACCTTCCTATAAGTATCAATCGCGGCTTCTTTTGACTGTGCATTCGTGAAGCTAAAAGCAGTTTGTGCAGCCTGCTGCATTTGTGGATACTTAATGGCGACCTCTGCGATTTGGTTAGGATCTCCAGACTCATAGGCAGCCTTCATGGCAGCGCTAGCCTCATCCTGCTGCATCTTATTGCCTAACGCATTAACGCCCTGTGACAGCGATTGTATGCCTTGTCCAAAGTTGTTCCCAGGTTGTACATAAAATGGATTCATGCAGCCCTCACGCACATATAGCCGTTTACATTGACGATCCGTTCAGGCATGAATCGTATGATTTCGTCTGCCATTGGCCCTTTTTCTTTTCCGTGAAGCCCAAGCTCGGCAGCCTTATCATTCCATTCCCATTCGTAAATCTGGAAGCCGTCTTTTTCGCCTATTTTTCGAGCGTTCGATTTAAGTCTTGGGTCGCAGAATGCCATGGCTGCCATCATTGCCATGTTTCCAAGACCCATCAGATTATTGGTGCTATTTTGCTGTGCCTGTTGTTGTGCCTGGGCTGCTGCTGTGATTCCAGCTGCCTGTGTAGACCCAATGTTTCCGGTCATTTGGGCAATCTGAGTCGCCGCTGATGGCGTTTGAGCAAGACTTTGAATGCCGCCCATAACCCCTTGCAGTGCTTGTCCTCTCAATAACCGCTGGGAGTTGGCAATCATCTGATCCGTGGCGCCAGTTCTCAACGCTCCGGTGGCAGATTGGTTCCTTAAAACCGCCTCCTCCATTTGAGGGGCTGAGCCCATAATAGCCTGATAGATGGGTGAGTTTTGTGCATTTTGAAGAAATTGATCAGAGGAAACGCTACTGGGAAGGCCATAAGCAGCTGCCATATAAGGCAATGCTTCGTTTCTGAACTGAGTCGGGAGTGCTTCTTGTTGCTTGAGATAATTCAGACCTTGAAGTTGGGCATTGGCGGCAATATTGGATGCATCAATTGCAGCATTTGCAGCATCCTTTCCAGGATTTCCCCCAAGCGCCTTGGCTGGGATTATGCCAAGAGTTGCGACATTTGCGACTTTTCCGAGGACGTCACCCATGATTTTGGCCTCACATAAACGGTTATGCCTTCAGCTTCTCCAATCGGGAAAAAGCCACATTTCTTAATCGTCCTGGCTACAGATTGCTTTCTGACTTGGGCCATTACCATGGTTGCCCAGTCGAAGATCCAGAATACGAACTCAACAAACTCATCAATTGCTTGCTTTAAATCTCTCAGGCTATTCTTGTCGCAAGCGAAATGACAACTTGCCGCATTGCCACGACGAGACACGGAAAAAAAGATATTTCCGTCTATCCATTTGAAAACAAGGTGATTTTCGTCAACAAGAAGGTCGCCTGTTGGACCTTCCCATGGAGCAAACTTTATACTATTTGAATCCATCCGGTATTTTCTCCCGGAGATGGGTTAAACCAATACCCTGGCGTTGCGGTATCTACGTACATACCATTGAGATTGGCTGTGTATTTGCCATTTGGATCAGTGTCAGTCCCGTACTGGGGAGTTAATTCTCTTAGCCGGCCCATATAGTCATTGATCAACCAGTCTGGCCAGCCCACACCTTCTAATTCAGAGTAAGAAAGAAGACTGTCGTGCCTCATATCTCAATGCCTGCCATGCTGAACACTCCAGAACTGTACCCTCTCAGTTTAACACCGAACCATTGGGGATAATCGCCCAATCTGCGAAGAATCATGCGGTGCTGGTAATCGCCTTGAGATCCGCGTGAAATAGGGATTTCAGGCCCATACAAAGCGCCATCTTTGGTAGTTGATAGGAAGACGGAATCATTTGCGACAGACGAGTGGCCGGGCGCTGAAATGATTTCAGCCTGTGGAATAGTTTTTCCTGCTCTCACGATAGGAGTAGAGCAAATCCACTCCACGGAAGCGTCATATTGCGTGCAGGATGTGGAATCGAGCTTTCCTATGTTGGTTCCTTGTTTATCGCCATAAATCCAGCTGGAGGCCGCATTATCGACATTGCGAGGGTCATAAACACCGTTTATTCCACGCCATGGACTGGTTCCTGAGGTCCAGGTATACCAAATTGGCGTCTGAAGGTAGCCAGAAAGTGTAACGTCATATACCAAGCAATGGTTTGGAAGATGGCAAATAACCAATTGTTGGTCCCGGGTATCTCTGAACTCTAGCGCAATATTAACCAGCTCATAGTCTGAATAGGTGTCTATAATCGAGTCAATTTCCTTCGATGCGATATTCTGAAATGTGTTGGTAATCAAATAGAAAGAGGGGCTGTATTCTTTTCCACCCCCGAAAATAACCCATCGACCATTGCCAATGTTTACCTTTGCATGGGTTCCGACTATTCCAATTGGGTAGGAAGCGTTTGGAATGCGGGCGAAAGGAAATAAAGTGCCGCCGTTGTTATAGAAGCGATCAGTCGTATATCGGTTGAACGCCAATAATTTGTCGTCTGTACTTCTGCCAACACCAACTATCTGATCGGGTGCAAAGTCAGATCCTGAGCGTTCGTTTGCGCCAAATGTAGTTTCATCGGCAAGATTGGTATTCCACAGGTTTTCGCCATCGGTGAAGATGTAGTAACCATCAATCCATACCATGTCTATGAAGCTGCCAGCACCCGCTGGTTTTGTGATGTTCGCCAACGGAGTAGAGGTGGTCCAACGGTAATAATTCCCATTGGCCACAAAAGCGACCGAATTAAACGAGTTGTCAAGGCTTACATTGCCAGATCCACCGATTGCAAGACTGTTAGATAGGTCGGTGACTTCGCCAAACTGGCCAACTTCAATGAAGTACTCACCGCTAACTCGGAAATGCTTCTTGAAACGGTCTGACCAGATTCCGCCACGGTCAATGCCAAGACCAGTCGCATATGACTGCAAGCCATCGGCAGTTCGCATAAAGCCTGTCCAGTCACCTATTGACTGCGCAAATCCAACGAGATTTTGTGGGAGAAAATCTCGCCATTCTGCGCCATCATCAACTCGCGTTCCTTTTATAAGTGGCAATTTCATGTGGTTACCGGATCATCGCCTTCGTCTGTCAGAAAATCATTGCCAGTTTCAATTCGATCAACAGGGTAATAGTAATCAATTCCCCAGGGTTGCTGATTGGCTTGTCCTCGCGGAAAGCCATATGGGTATTGTACATTCTGAGTTTCCACTGTTTTGGTTAGAATGGTCTGCATACCCAAAGCAGCATTCATCACCAATTGAGGATTTACCGCTTTTTCAAAATAAGGCGCTACATAGCAGGCCATTGAATTTACAACACCCATGATTGACCAATCTGGAAGGCCTGACTCTTCACTTGGGTCAGGCGTTTCTCCATTTTGAACCCATCCGATTCTTGTTCCAATGCCATCGTTGGACATCATCCAATCTTCTGTATGGTTCAGAACATCTTCGATTTCTTCAGGAGACGCTGAGCTTGTGCGGGTATTAATCCCCAGCAAAGTCAGTATTCTGGTTGCCAGTTGCTGCTTGGTCATCTTGAAGCGCCTTCAAAATAGTTTCAGGCTTCATCCTGTGGTGTGGTTTTTCGCCAAATCGCTCTTCATAGCGAAGCGCAAGATTGCTCACCTGCACGTCGGGTGCATTTATTTCTTCTGGCGTCTTTTTCCAGCCATTGTGAAGAAGAAATCCGCGCTCATGGCCATGCACAGGGCGACCATAAACGCCAGGAGCAACCATATGACAGCCGTCATCAGGATTATTCGTGTAAAGATATTGCATAGAAACTCCAAAGGGCGTCCATGCCCTTCATTGTTAGCCGGTGTAGACCGCGTTTCCATTGCGGGACGGATCTTTGTTACAAGTACCATACCACACGAATGGACGAATGCGGCAGTTCAGAGTGGTAAGACTGGCATCATAAGCAACATACAACTTCAAGCCGCCGGCCATCGTCTTAGACTCAACCTTCATGCCATTGAACTGATTCAGCAGGTCAAGAGGAGCGTCGCCGCCAACGATGCAGATGGAGTCTTTAGCCCAGAAAGAACAGGCTTGGCCACCGGTTGCATTGACTTTTGAAACCGTCATTCCAGACACGATTGCAGTGCTGATGTTGGCATATGCTGCTTGCGCAGTAGTAATGCCAGCCTGGTCAGCAGCGATCGGCTTGGGATATACGGTGATGACGTTGGTTGCCTTGGAAATGATGCGGAAAGTCATCAGCTGTCCGGTGTCGGTCTTGTCCTTGATACCAAGAGCATTGACGCCGGCAAACGTAATGACATCGCCAACCTGATAGTTAGTGCCGTCGGTTAGCGTGATTGTTCCGTACCGATAATCCACGTTGACGTTTACCCCGCCGGTAGTGGTATAACCAGCAGGAACCTCAGTCACGTCACTGGCAACGGTTGTGGTTGTCGCATTAGTGCGGGCTACCACGGTGCCGTAGGTTGGAGCCTTGTAGACGCCAAACCCAGCAACATCGCTGTTGATCAGGCCAGTGGTGTAAGCAGAGTCAATCTTTCCTGTAATCTCGGCGTTACGCTTGGCCAGATCTGAAGCCATCACCTGATTTACACGAGGCGGAAGAGTAAAGTATTTACCCATTCCAGTGTAAATCTGACGCTCTGTCATGATGGTGTCGGCCTCTGCCACAAAATCGAACCCGGTAGAGTTTGATTCGTAGTACATCGTGCCAGTGGTAGCGATAAGATCAGCAATCGTCTTATTCAGATCAGATTGTAGAGTGCTGGCCGCCGCAATAGCGGAACGCTCCATGAATCGAGGGTCTCGCAGATCGTCAACGCGGTATTCCATGAAGTCGTTCTGAGGGGTTCCCAGGGTCAGCGGGTAGTACTGCTCGATTGTTCCGGTTTCAAGACCAGTTAAATCCCAGCCAGAAATCGCCTTGCGTTGTTGTTCCACAGTTCTCCAATACACGTTAGATGAGTTTTGGAGAGTGCCCGGGGAAACGTTATCGACATCGGTTAACGCAGTATAGAGGTCGTTGTCCTCCATCTGCTTCATCACTTCATCGAAAAAGGTGGCAATGATCTTGCCTGTTGAATTAGCCATAAATCACCTTATGTTTTGAGCGTCACGCCCAGCGCCCTAGCCTTTCTCCGAATATCCACCAGCTTGCTAAAATCTTCCTCCTTGTCATACTGCTCTTGGAGTTTTTTAGCTTCGATTGTGGTATCGGCATCACCTTTCAGTGATTCATCAGGCTCCGGGGCTCGGCTGACTTGTTTTCGTTGCTTGGGTTTCAGTTTTTCGGCCAGGCGCGTCATGTGAGCAATCGCAGATAATCCATTTGGATCTTTTCGCAATAGCTCTTTCAGTTGCTCTCTGGCGGTTTCGTTCGTACCAAGGTAAAAACCAACACGGTCTTTACCTTCACCAACAGAATCAAGAAGATACACCATGCTTCCCTCAACGCCTGTTGCTTCATCGATTTCAGACGTTGCTGTGTTCAGTGCATCAGCTACACGGTCAACTGAGATTTTGTTTTCGCTGGCGAACTTCGCTGCGGCTCCAGCTACACTTTTCGTATAGCCTTCAATGCGTTTGCGATATTCTTCCTTCGCGTTTTGGTTTGCAGTCTCAGCCCCTTTATGGCGGTTTTGATAGGTGTCCATATCAGCCCACCATTTCTTAATCGCCGCGTCATACTGCTCTTTCGTCTCGATACCATCCTCATACATTTGAGGAAAGGATGGAGCGTCAGAGTGACTTGTCGGGGGCGAAGAGATTCGGCTTTCAAGTTCTGCAAGGCGCTTTTTAAGCTCCTCATTTTCGCCTTCTGCCGATTGCGCACGCTTACGCTGTTTGGCCAGCTTATGGACCAAAACCTCTTCAGGTGTGTACTGTTGGCTGGGTTCTGGCTCACCCACAAGCTCAAGCTCGAATTCACCATCAAGTTCAGGTTCCTCAATCTCCACAGGCGTTTCTTGTGGCTCTTGGAAGTCTTCGATTTCGTGATTCTGCTCTTGCTCTAAATTTTCCAGTGTCATAGATTTTCCGCTCTATTTAACGTTATATGGAAACCGCCATACTCGGTATAGGGATTTGCGCCCTACTCGCTTTAGTGAACTCTCATGGATGGCGGCATAAGAACCTGCTGTAGCTTCTGCACGTTATCCAGTTTTGTGCCCGTAATTTCTTGCAAGGCATGAGTGCTTTTAATGCCAAGATTTTGTATTTCTGCTGCTGTCTTCATGCGCTCGGTTTGTGCTTTAAATGCCTTCACTTGCACATCGGCCTGCTTGGTCTGCGCATTTATTTGGTCAGCCTGAGCCTTACCGATTTCTGCCTGAGCAGCCAACAACATCGGGTCCGGCGCTTGATTCTGCTGTGATTGCTGTGCCTGCTGCAAAAATGCTTTCTCTTCATCTGATTCTGGCTCAATTATGCCCTGCAATATCAACTGCTTCCGCGCATATTCTCGCAAATCATCCATTTTTGGACCATCAAGAAGAGTAAGATAAGTCAGCAGAATTATGTTGCCTTCTGGTGTTCCCTGGAGAACTGAGAACAACTCTTTCAGTTCGGCCCTCGCCTGTTCTTTCTGGGTAGAGAATGATGGACCGGGGTCTGCATAAACTTCGAACTTACCCTTTGATATGTCATTCAAAACAATATCTTGCTGAGTTTCTGGGTCGAATACTGTTTCCTGTATCTTGACATCCTTCTCTGTACCATCAGGTAATGTTATATCAACTTCGCGGGGTACATCATAGAGTTCAGCCGCCATGGATGCATATATTCTGCCGGCCTGCTTCATGGCAAGCGCGAACGAGTTCTGATAGAGGAACGTCTCCATGTTCTGGAATGATCGCGCCTGCGTGATCTGGGCATCTGTAACCTGCCCTGACAACATCTGGTTTTGATCCAGCTGGGTTCCAGTAACATCATCCACAGCTCTACGGGTAAGCTCCAATAAGCCTACAATAGATTGAGGTATCTGGGGCGGCGGAGAAGTCGCAATGGGGCCGGGAGGGTATGGCTGCCCTGTCAATTTACTGACCTCATTCAATTGACGATAGGGAAGGTCTTCGCCGGCTTGAGTCCAATAGATTTCCTGACCCTGTATTTGCCCAGGATAGAAGACAGGCTTTTCCCGGGGTGAGGTTGCTACTGTACCGGCCGTATAACTCATAGACCAGTTATGCAGCCTTTGGGCATCTTGAGCGTCCCAGTAGATCCCACGCCAAATCTCCCGGCCTTCTACCCTGGACCAATCCCCATAAACAGGAACTACAGGGATGTGCTCGCCTGGCACCCGCTGAGTTTTTAGAATGCTTTTGCCATCAACTAGATATTTGGTAACAATCCAGCGATCCTTGAACTTTTGCCCAATCTGTTGAAATCCGCCCTGCTCCATTTCGTCAATCACGTCTTTGACTTTGCTGGCATATACGGCCATGGTCTGGCCCAGTGGATCTTCGAAAATTAGGACTTTTTCGCGCTTCTTTTCCTTGAAGTAGAATTCAGCTACTTTTACTTGGTCTTTGCTTGAACCCCAAAAGAAAACATTGGATGTATTAGGGTCTTTAAATGGCGATGGGCTTTCTTCGTATGTTAACTTGTTTTCCTGGCAATACTGTTTCCAGCCATCCTTTGTGAATGTTGAAAGTACTGCACACCACCGAGCATCAGACTTGTCTTTCTTTTTTGCGTTTGCATCCCAATAAACAACATTATTCGCCTCATTGATAGGCTCAGCGCGAATTCGCTGATAGTTGTTCATATCATCAAATTGTGATTCATATTCAGTTACAAATCGGAATGCTCCATATCCGCAATCAACTTGATCCTGAAGGGCTGTTTCAATAGCTTCCTCTGACCTCAGCATGTCAGCTCGATACATCCCTGAAAGCGTTTCTGCCGCATCAGGATCAGCACCATCTTTTGCCTTGAATGTAATGTCAATAGGATTGGACCACAGTTCAGCAAGAATGCGATTACGCTTCGACTTGATTAGGTCAAACGTCCCCCTAAAGTCGGCGTTAACATCCTGCCCTATAATGTCATCCCATTGGCTAATACGGCCAAATACCAGCATGTTACTGGCTTCTTCACGGGTTGCGCTCGTGCTTGAATCAGCAGCATCAACGAGTTTTTTGATTTGCTCTAAATCCATTCCGCGAACCCATAGGCCTTATTGGTGGTGGTACATATGCTTCTTGAACAACCGAATGAATGCGACCTGCAAGCGCACCCATTGCGATATACTGAAGTGCATCATGAGGATGAGAATATAAATTCTTTTCCGGCTCCTCCTTGTATCTCGCATCACCAGAGACATTGAGAAGTCGGTATTTATAACCACCCTGGAATCCCTTTCTGATGATCTTGCAGCGCCTATCTATAACCAAGCCGGGCTGCCCATCAACCATTTTTGTCAGATAGTGTCTTACTGACTCTGTACGCTTCACAATGATATTGCTTGGCGCTCCTTCTGTCAGAAATCCCATTTCCAAAGGAACGGTTTGTTCTTCGTCATCTGTTGAAATGTCATTCAAGATGTTCAGTGATGCTTTTGCCTCTGTTTCGTGCCTGATCTTTCCAGCCGGATCAGCCATGGAAAGCCCAATACTTGCAATAGGATATTTTTGTGCGAGAAACGGCTTTACCACGTCTCTGGCGAACTGTTTTACGCCCATATCTGTTGCGGCAAGTTCATCTATTATTCTCAGTTGTCCCCTGTCAGTAATCTGAACAATTACTATACATGGAGTTAGCCCAAAATCCCATCCTATGCCGATGGGCAAATGAGGAAGGAAGTTAACGCCTGACTCTGGGCAATGGACAAGATCATTGTATTCTGGGTAAACAGGCTTACCATCGACTACCAAACCATACTCGTTGCCCAGGTTCACCGAAATCCAGTCAGATGATTTTCCAGCCATACCCTTTTCATAATATCCAGGCGGAAGGTTACTCAGATTCTCGGCGTTCGGGTTAGGCTCAAATATCGGTTGCCCCAATTCGTTTTTCCTGTCTGTCCTGATAACCCCGCCAGGCTGACGATAGAAATCCCAGCCTTCCGGGTGATCTTCCTCGGCCAGTTTATAATACCAGTGAACATCATCAGGGGCGTTAGTGTCGCCAATCATACCATGCCAAGTAGGGCCAATACCGCCAGTGGCCATTGATGGGTATCGCCCATGCCGAAGATCGGCCATGTCAACGACCGCTTTGGGTAATTCTTTAACCTCATTCAGCCAGAACCCTGTGGCTTGCGCTCCGCGTAATTTTTTAACATGCTCAGGCCTATCAAGAGCGAGAAAAATTACCTCAGTTTGAACCATGGTTCCGTCATCAAGCCTAAATTGCGCTTTCCATGATGGAGGTTCCTTGTTTCCTGCCTTGAAAGTTCCTAGATCGCCAAAAAGTCCGGTCCAGTCCTTAATCGTCGTTGAAAACAGTTCAGAATATGTGTTCCTGATGGCAATCCATCTGGTTGGCCGAATTCCTTCTTTGTTTGGCTCCTGCTCCGTCATTAGCTTTATGATTTTTTGGCAAGCCTGAATGGTTTTACCTGAACCAAGCGGCCCCATGATAAAACTTACCCTAGCTCTCGATCTATGGAATTTCGCAAGGACTTCACCCTGCGCTTTCATCCTGATCTGTGTCTGCATCTTCGCCCGTCAGGTCAATGATTTTAACGGTTTTAACGTTAACATCGTGCTCTTGCTTGTCTCGCCACTCATCCGGGCGTCGATTCTTGAGCCAGAAAATAGCTGCAACAGTATCAGGAGGGTAGTGTTTAACGGTAGGAACCACCATAGGCTCCCCATTATTGTTGAAAATCTTATCTTCAGGGCAACTGTAGCCTGTGGCTCGTTCATACAGAGACCTAACGACCCTTTCGTCAGCCTCGGCCTTCCACTTATCCAGCATTTCTTTGAATTCTGGATGCGCGTTCTGCCAACGATACCAGGTTGCAATCCCGACATCGAAAAATTCAGCCAAGTCATTGTTAGTGAGGCCTAGCTTTGCTAGCTTTTCTACTTTTGATAGGTCAATGCCATCAAACTTTGAATTTTGGCCCATTACTTCTTGCCTTTCTTTTTACCGAGTACTTTATTTGCCTTGGCGTCAATCTTTGCTTTTGTGCTTGGAGAAATGTTGCCTTTCTTTTCCTGCTGCGCGGCTCGTGCCTTTGCATTGGCCGCGTGCGACTTGTCTGGCATAGGGTACTTTCGGCTTCCAGGCATCCCAAAATCAGCCTTTGGTAGAGATTTGCGCTTTTTGGTAGTTAGTTTTGCCATGATAGCCTCACGCCGGTGTATAAACTGTTGAGCCGTTGTAATCGACCCAGGAGGATGTTGCAGCAGATCCAGACGACCACAAGGGCTGGAGCGTAGTTGAATTGAATACCGGCTTACCCAGGTATTTATCTGTAGTGTTTATAGAACTGGCTGCATCTTCGAAATTGGCCGTTGTTGCGGTCGCAGCTGAACTAATCGCGTCAGAAATTAGGCCATTTATCCATGTTTGCAGTGTGGAAATAGTGGTCTTTTTTAGGTTACCGCTACGTACAATGGGAATCTGGTCTGATGTCTGAGTGTCGGTAACAACAGGATATGCTGTTGAGGTAATGTCGCTCATTACTCACACTCAACTATGTTGATAGTTGCTGAAGATCCGATGTAAGCAATATGCGTATCTGTTGATTTAAGCCGCAGAAGGTCGGTCATTCCACTTTGAAACAACATCCCGGTTGTATTAGTTACAGATACAGAGCTATTACCTACTGCAATTCGTGCGTCTGCGCCTTTAACTGATACTCTAACAGCCTGACAATTATCATTTTCAATTGCATATTGAGCAGCGGATGCTCCACCTGTCACATCGGAACCCGAAATCATCCGAATTCCCATATCGTATGTATACGAAGGATTATCTGGATTTGACATCGCTTCCCCCTTTGAACCTCAGTTCCTCGTGGCGCTTAGTTAGCTTTTGCTGGCTGGCAAGAAGTTTCTGTCGTTTTTTTGTGATTGCTTTTATTTTCTGCTCAATTTTAAAAAGCTCACCACTTTTCCATCCAGAGGATATGGAAGATCCTAATGAATATCTGAAAAAATAGGCAGCTATCGAAATAGCAAAAATAATAGCTCCGACAATGTAGTATGTCATGGCGTTGTCTCAATCGTTGGAGTTCCGAATATTTCTCTACTTTTAATGCCTGGTGCGTTTTTCATATATCGCCTAAGTTCTCTGTTCCATTGTGCCTCGTTGTGCGCTTCTTCCAGCATTTTTTTATTACTACCGAGCCCAATAGGAATTCCTGCTCTCATTAGAATTGCCTGATCTGTCAGGTTTTGTCTTTGCCTCTGTTCATTTTCTATAATGAGCGCTTGCTGGTTAAGCGCAATAGAGAGCGACTTTGCCACTTCTGGAGGAAAATCAGCTGAAATTTTACCGTTTATCAGCATAACTATTCTTTCGTTATGAATAATAAATCTGATTGCTTCTTTCATAATTTGAAAACCTTATTAGATCCACTATCCCATGTCACCGTAATATCTCCACCATTTGGCGTTACCGGAAGCCCTGTTGCAGTATCAATGTCGAACACCAAAATACTTGTTGATCCTGTCCCGGTATCTTGATAGCACACTATCTGCTCTGCCGATGAACCAGTTACTGCTGAAAATGTAACATCCGCAGCATCAGCCACTCCAGCGCTAACTGTTTTAGATGCAAGAGCGCTTGATGTTGCCACAATTGCCCCAGAAGTGATCGCTGATAGATATTGATCTGTGGCAAGAACAGGTGTATAGGTTCCAGTGTCAATAAGGTTTATTTTTAGCGTATCGGTTCCCCATGCCAGGGCTCCGGATAAAAACGATTCTCTACCGTAATCAAATAATGCGTTTGCCATGTCAATTAACTCTCGTTGGATAGCGCCTTGCTACATGCGCCCGAACAAGCGGAAGACTTCCAGCAATAATTGTTCCGCCGCTTAAATATGCGGCACCGAATGCTTCCGAGCTGCTTATCCCGGATGGCTGAATGACAATTGTTCCGGGTGCTACATTTGTTAATCCAAACAACTCCAATGAATCAATGCTTGATGGTGCGATTATATAGCTGGATGTTAAAACTGCTAAACCGAATGCTTCTTGCGTGCTAATTCCTGATGGCAGAATAAATACACCGCCAGGCGCAACGCTCAATGCACCAAATATCTCTTGTGATGCAATCGCTGATGGCAAAACAAAAACTCCTCCATTTACGACAGATAGCACACCAAACGCTTCTCTCGACGAAATACCAGCAGGAAGAATGGTTACAGATCCAACGGATAACGATTGTGAACCGAATGCTTCTGAGCTTGAAATTCCTGCTGGTGAAACTGTCGTTCCGCCACCACCGCCCGATGGCGTAAACACAAACCCCGCGCCAATCCCTGAAAACGTGGTCGTCGCGGTGGAATTTATATCCGCTGTATATGCCGCAGTTTCACCTGGAGATGTTTTGTATGCAAGAGCAACTCCCCGCGAGTTTCCCAAATCAAGTATCGGGATGCCGCCAATATTTTCCGTCGTAAACCCTGATGGGGGAGTGAAACTTAGTGTTGATGTGGTTCCTGCGTCGGTTGCAAAAAAAACACCCGCTATAAAATCCCCTGAAGATGACGACAAAGACCCCGTACTGCATGGGATGGCCGACACATAGCCTGCGTACGTATCATTTGCATTGTGTGATACTATTGTTGATGAAACACCAGTTATAACCCAGCATATACACACCCAGGATGAATATGCAGAGGATGATCCTGTAAAATTCCCGCTTTCGGTTCCGTCTGCTGTTTTAGCAAATGTATAGATACCACTGCCAATGCTTGTTTCACCAGCTGTATCTAACGCGGAAAAACCCGCCGGCGGTGTTATTGTCTGTCCGTTGCCTTTCTGCACAACCCAAATAAATACATCACCAGCAGCAGCGCCAGACGGAACCGCGACAGACGGGGCGTTATCGCTGTACGTAACGTATGCGGTCGTGATACTGCCGAAGGCCGCAGTCATTCAGCGTCGCCAGACCTCAATAGCGCATTGGTCACGTCCTCTATTCGTTTTATTCCGTAGCGCTTGGCAAAATCTGGCCCTATCAACTCGCCTGCTTTTGCGCGGATCATGTAAACGCAAAACTTTTTATCCGCAACGTCTTTAAAAGACCCATCCGGGCAGACCCTGCCGTCTTTTGTTTCGACCCAGCGGTGTACGTGCTCAATGTGTTTTTTGAGCCTTACGTCCCCAGGCTTTTTCAGCCTATTTTTTCCGGCCATTACTGCACCAGTCATTTTTGAATCCTCACTTAATTGTGATTGACACTGGATACGACTGTGCAGACTCAATGCCGTTAGTGTCGGTCGTGGTTAGTGTGTAGCTGTGGGGTCCGATTGTTGCAGATGCGAGCGTGGCACTCAAGCTGGATGTTGTCGTCAATGGATGCCCCGCTTCATAAATCGTGTAATGATCAATTTCTGACGTATCTAACGGACTGCCGTCGGCGCGAGTGGTTGGTGCTGTCCAGGTTATTAGTACAGACCCGCTTGATGCTGTTCCGCTGCCTGCCGGGGGTGATGGGCGCCACTCCAGACATGAAATTTTCAGTTTTTTGGTGACAGTCAGCGTTCCGTCGTCTTCCTGTGTAAGCGTGATGTCGCCAATTCTGGTTTCGCTCGGTAATGTGCAGCCCTTATCGTGGAGAATTACTATAGCGGCATTGCGAGCGGCTTGCTCTTCGTGATGCGTGCTGACAATTGTTTCCGCATAAGCGCAGTTGATGTAAAACGCAACAAAAGCGATCACTAACGTTGCAACTGCCCACCATTCAATTTTTCTCACGTTTCAACTCCGCTCCGCAAAAAATGCAATGTTTTTTCCGTTCGGTGCTATTGTGCTCATCAATCCATTTATTCCAGAGCTCGACTGTGAATTTTTTCGGTTCGACGATTCTCTTATCAAATTCATCGTCTGATTGTTTTTCTTGATCGGCCATCATTTCCCGATCGCAGCTTTCATTTGTGTGAATGCGCTGACACCTTTCCCAATCTGGCGCAGTCCTGCATATGCAAATGGCAATGTGAGCAGAGCGCCGAGAATTACAGGGTCAGGACTTTGCGATTGCAGCGCATAGTAGATAGCAGCAAATAGACTTAGCCAGCTCTGACCTGGCCGGGTGTAGCGAACAAATGGATATTCCGAGTTATCGCCGTTTCGGATTGTGAGCTGGGTTTGTTCTTGCTCTTTCTGGGCATCCTGGAGCTGTAGATTTGTCATGGCCTCCAGGTGCTTGCGGATGCTGTCCTTCTCATCATCTGCCAGTTTTTGCAGCGCGATGATGGTTTGCGGATCTTGCTGCAATGCAGAGAGGGCTTTTTGTGGGTCGTTAGTGCCTGTGGCTGAGCTGATCATTGATATTCCAGCTGCTACAGCGCCAGGTACATTGCCTGTGGCTAGCGATCCAATCAACGCGGCGCCTTTGCCAGCGTTCTGTTCCAGCCATTTGCCGACATCGGACCAATTCATTCGTCACCTATTTTTCGATCAATCCATCGATTGATTAGTTTGAAAATGTTCCGCGTCCCAAGATGTCCGGCAACTGCAGCGGCAGCACACATGCTATAGAGATCAGCGGTAAATGCATGCATTCCCATCCCGATAACAACACCCACAAACGCACTCGATGAAACCTCTATCGCACCCTCGCCTATTTTCATAGCCGCATGTCTCGCATGCTGATTGTCAACGTATCTCATGAGTCCACCCCAGGCACCGGCAATTAATAATCCGATCAGGGTAGCAAACTGGTCGCGACGTTGTAGTAACCATTGCACAATTTGATTGTAAATGCTTGGATCGTCGTGCAAAACATGACCTCAGTTCTCTGTATTATGTTTGATCATTTTATGGGTTTTGTCACATTTCGCCATGTTTTTGGATATCATCCCGGGGATTTTCGATACTTCGTGGCGATTTACGCCATTACAAATCTTGTATATCAGGCAAATCTACAGTTTTGCCGGCCAGATGGTGAGTGCAATCGCTCAGGAACTGGATTTTTCCGTCACGAATGAAGCTATGGCAAATTCCACACTTAAAGGAAACTTCTTTTTCTGGATGTTCTTCATGGTATTTGCACCAGCATCCATCTCCATATTTTTTTCCGTCAATGTAATGGCCAGTGCGAACTAGAACTGATGGGCTGAATGTCGGATCATCCACATTTCCGTTAAATGTCCAGTTTGCTTTTGACTCAGGATTGTTGACATTGACAGAATGAGAATGTTCGCATCCAGGGCATTGAAAACGATATCCAATTATGATGCCTGTATCGTGTTTAAAAAGAGGCCTTACTTTCATGACAAAACCTCATCTAGTCCGAGGTATTCGTGATTGACTCGCGACCAGGTTGCGACGTGTTCACCAGGCCGATTGTCGACGTGTAGCAAATTACCCGGGTGCGTATCTACGTATAGGCCGATTCCGGTGAATCCAACCACCCTGGCGGTTGCGTAGGCTTCCTGGCGCTCTTTCACCGTCTGCATGTATCTGTAGCCGCCTTTTCCATCGGGCACCTTGGGGAATACGTCAACTGCTCTCACAACGCCCCAGCGATCGATATTGTGCATACTGTGGCCGTCAGGACCGTTATGGCGTCCACGACTGCCATCAACTGGGGAAATCTCTACCGGATAGCCCCAGAGTTCGCGGAATCGATCGAGCTTTTTCAACAAGTCAGTGCTCATGTCAGGCCACCACTCGCCGAATTCATCAGGAGCGAAGTGATTCAGCATGAAGTTTTCAACGTCTTTGACTGCCTGAATTGCCTGATCTGATGCAGAACTCATTGTTTTACCTGAAGTTTTGTTGTTACAACCTGAATCACTTTGATTTTTAGGGACTATCATGTCGATAAACCCGACGAACGGTATCTGTTTTCTGTTGCGTTACTAGTAACGTTCCGCTATAGTTAATTCATGAGCTGAGGCAATGATGCCAAGGTGAAAAAAAGGGGAAACATCATGCAACCCAACCAAATACTGAACCAATTCACTGCGATAGTTGATGGCGTTAACACTGGGTTTAGCGGATGCGACTCTACTGAAAATTGTCCCAAGGCGCATTTCTGTCTTCGATCGGACCCTATCCTGACGGTACGCGAAAGGCGCAATCCTGAAAACTGCCGCACTTTCATTGCAAAAGGCCAAAACGACTAACCAACAACCGCCCGGTTCGCCGGGCTTTATCCGTGGAGGATTTATGAAACTTTCCCAGCAAATCGCCAAAATTCAGGCGCTTAAGTCATCTTTCCGCTTTCGGCTGGCCGCTATTTGTGCGCTCAGGCCGGTGTCTGTCAACGGCAAACGCCCGATTGTTGCGCTGACTCGCCGCAAAGCCCGATTTTCTGTTCCCGCGACTGACTCCGGGTATGGATTCGGAGACCGTTTCCATGGTTGATATGATAGCCGCTCTATTCGTCGAAACCGATGGCTGTTACTTCAATCTGCCCGATGTCGACCCGTGGGACATGCAGCGCGATGCTCGGCTGTACGATGGCCCTTATGCTGTTGTCGCCCATCCGCCATGTCAGCGCTGGGGCCGGTTCTGGCACGGCTCTACTGCCAAGCCGCATCAGTTCAAAAAAGGCGATGATGGCGGTTGTTTTGCGTCAGCGCTTCAATCTGTGCGCACATGGGGCGGCGTCCTGGAGCATCCCAAGGACTCGCATGCCTGGGAATGGTTTGGGCTGTCTAAACCGCCCCACACTGGTGGATGGATCAAAGCCGATAATTGCGGTGGCTGGACGTGTTGCGTCTACCAGGGCCATTATGGTCATTTTTCAGGCAAGCCGACATGGTTATATGCCAATGGCGTTGAACTACCGGAATTGAGATGGGGTAAATGTGAACAGCGATTGCACCCCATTGCCCTGGAAAAACACGGCTACGAAAAAGCCCGACGTATCGGAATGATGGCGATGGTCGGAGGTAAAGACAAAACCCGCATCCGCAATGCAACCCCTGTTGAATTTCGCGACGCGCTTTTAGACATCGCCAGAACTGTAAAGGTATCTATATGAAAAAGCCCGTAAATGACGAGATCAAGCGCAAGCAGGGAACTGCACGCCAGGCTAAGCGCAGGGCCAAAATGCGCGAGGATGGCTTTACCGAGGTTCTGGTAAAGGTTCCCAACACTGATGAGGCCAAGGCTGACATTGAGGCTGCTGCTGAGTATTTGCGCTCGATGAAAAAGTCAGTAGTTTAAAAAAACCCGGCGCTGCGGGGAGACAGGCCGGGGCGAGAGAGGCCGGCTAGGGACCGGCTTAGGTTGACAGGTTCACATCAAAAGCGAATGGCATAAGCCAATCCGTTATGATGCGAGGGAAATTATGGAGAAATGCTCGGTTCGCAATTTGTGTTGTTTCCGATGTCATGTAATGCCTGTCGCAGCAAATAGCCCTCAAGCGCCCAAATTTTGTTTCTGGCATTGTCGCGGGCAATCTTACGGCCAAGCTCGGCATCGAAGTTTTCAGGGCTGGCACATGCGCTTTCGCCGATCACGGTATAATCATTCTGCAGGGTTAGGCAGCATACGGTGACGGTGGTTCCGGGGAAGATATGGTATTGCTCGGTTTTAATAGCATCATCGATTTTCTGAGGCGTCAGGCGCGGGGCGGTCAGGGATTTGTCTTGGATTTCTTGTTCAACTGCTGTTTCGTTTCTCATATCGTCTTCCTCTGTGGGTGATATGTTTTCAGAGACGCTACCGCCAATTCTTGGCCAATCCAGACTAGCGGCAGATGAATTTGTTTTCAATTGTAATCAAAGACTTCTGATTTAGCAATTTTAGCATGATATGTGAGCGTTTCAAGCCATCTGGCTCTTTAAATATCGCCGTCAGCCCCTTGAGCGGGCCAGCTGTGATATGCACGACTTCCCCCGATTTGAACCCATCAGAATGCTCTGCATGCTCAAACGTTTTTTTAATGATTTCAATGGCTTGATTTGGTATAGAGGCGAGGATTCCGCCGAAACTGACCAAGCTTGTGACGCCGATCGTGTTGTTAATCGTGTAGGCTGATTGGGTTTCAGGATCGAAATTGACAAAAACATAACTGCGAAATGCTGGCTCTATCCTGGCCTCCAGCTTGCCCTTGCGCAATCGCTCCAGGTTGATCAGAGGCTTGTATGTTTCGAAGCCCTGGCGCTCCAGGTTGTCCTGTGCCAGATCTTCGTTACCATACTTCGTGCGGATCAAATACCAGGCCATGGTTATCTCCGAGTTGCGACAGAAAGCCTCTGCATATTCAATTCTAGCATATTACACCGTTCGTCTTTTCTCAAAGACTCCATGGCTCGTCGTTCTACCGTTTCAGGAAGTTCTCCGCTGCTCATCGCGATGAGTTTCGCATGCCGTTTTACTTCTTTCTCGACATCCTGCTTGGATAGATACGCAAACGTCACATCTAGCCATGAGTTGAGAAATTTGCGCGATTGTTTATCTATTCCGACGTAGTTTTCAAATTTCATATCAATCACCAATCGGTACGTTTTCGTGAAGCTGCCCTGCCATGATTTTGTATTTCCCGTTTTCAATCAGCATCGAATTATCCGTTTTTCGCGCTTTCTCTAACTCCCGCGATGTGATGTTCAGCTGCTTTGATTTTACCCGCAGAACCACGGCCATGAATGCGTCACGCCAGTTGAACAATTTTTCTTTGATGCTTGGCTTGTAATCCGACAATTCAAATTCGATAAATTCATCGCCTTTGTCGACGTTCTCTACTTCAATTATAGCTCGCTTTATTCTGTTGTCGTTGAATCCGTATTTTTTCTGCATGCAGTCAATAAACGGTTTGATTGCATTATCGAAATCCGATCCCAAGCTGCTAAAGCCAAAGGTTAGTCTTATGCACATCAAGCCTTCCGGAACTTCTATTTTAGGCAACAATAGCAATACATCACGCTCGTATTTTTCATACGCCGGCGTTTTGAATCGGCGTCCCTTCCATGCCTCATTGACGCTCAGCGGTTTTATATCAATCCTCATCTGACCACCAACAATCCTTTTTCAATCCAAAACAAATGCGTCCTGATCATGGCTCGGCGCGTGTAGAATAATTCATCCAGCTCGCTGCCTCGATGTTGATCTAGCCATTCGTGGCATGAAGAGCAGGAGATACAAGCTGATATATCGTCAGTCTTCCCGCCCATTATTCCACCGTCAACTTGGATATGGGCCAAAACTGAAGTCTCCGGATTTCCGTTGCAAACCCCAGCAACCTGCATTGTGCATTCCTGGCCTTTTGCGGATTCACGAAGTTTTTTTGATATAATCATTCTTCACGCCCAGGCATGCGCCATACCGTTCCGTCGCCGCGAGATCCAATGACCAGACCGACAGATGCAGGATCAGCGCACACTTTGCTGCCATGTTTTCCGGTGCGATGCCGGTCGAAATTGGAAAGCGTGCTGAAATATTCTCCGCAAACTCCGCAATAGCAAGTGTTGCCTTTAGTTAACTTTGCTTTTGTGCGTGCCATAGAATCTCACCATCCGTTCAAATTCCATTGCCTTCTGATCTAGTATCATCATATCCCGATCGTAATTAGCCTCAATGAAAAGATAGAACCAGATAAGAAATATTAACAACTCAAAAAAATTATACACGTTTCTTTGGCCTCCCTGTTCCTGGCTTCTTGTGAATCGAAAACGCTTGGCTGACTTCAGTTGATCGCTGCTGGATTTCTTCACGTTTGATTTTGCCACCTGCTTTCAGGAACTCCTGAACGTGTTTTTCGATTTCAGAACGTTCCGCATTTTTTAAACTTGTCGAACAGCATTGTGTTGCCCATGCGTCTGGATTCATGATTGCCACCCCATCATCCCGCTAAAGTTCTTGTTGGTGTGATCTTTCGCAAGACTTTCGCTATATCCGTTGAATCGCTCTGCC